CCGACGCCACTCTGTACCTGTTGGCGTATTACACTAATTTCATCACCTTTAACAGCCTTACCTACTTCTTCCGCATCTTCTTCTTCTTCATATTCTTTTAGAAGTTCTTCAAAAAGACTTACATCATCTTTATCATCTTTAGCCATATTACGATCCTCTCAGTTCAGAGCGTTGTCCTCTAAGTGCAGCACGTTTTCTTTTACCACCTTTTTTAATACGACCACCATTTTTCCATCCACCAACCTGATTAGTATCAAAATCATATACTCCCGGCATATCATAAGCACCTGAAATACCGGGATCGGGTGTACCCTTAAAAAGGCTTGTGATGCCTTTCATAATTGCACCAGTACTATCTTTCCTTCTTTTAGCAGAAGGTATTGGAGCTTTTTGCATTGAAGGCATTCTGTGGCCTTCAACAGTTCTTGATCTTTTACCAGCCCTTTTTTTATCTTTGGCTTTCTGTGCTTTTATTTTAGCTGCAAAGTCAACCATATCAGTTACCTCTAAGTTCTGCTCCGAAACCTCTTTTGGCTGCACGTTTACGACCGGCAGGTTTTTTAGCTACGGCCTTCTTACGAACAGGTGGCTTCTTTGCAACAGCTTTCTTACGCACAACAGGCTTTTTCTTTGCTACAGTTTTTTTCTTTTTAGGTGCAGCCTTTTTCTTACGAGCAACACGCTTCTTCTTTTTCAGGCGACCGCCCTTCTTTTCCGTGTACATGTCTTCTTCAGGAAACATTCCTTCCTGAGTAGTATCAATTTCAACAATACCTAAAGGAGTCATAACATTAGATTTGCGAGGGGTCAGGTTTTCAATAAAGTATTCACGAAGAGTTTCGTAATCCCGTCCTTCATTATCTCTTAGTGGGGCGTCACTACCTCTTGGAGTATCTCTCATAACTCTTTCTTGTATTACATCATCGTCTATACTAATACCCGTTGTCGGGTCCAGATTAGGATCATATCCCATACCGGGACCGGACGGACCAATTCTTATATCTTCAGCACGATCAGTAAGACCAGAGCCTACTCCAAAGTCTCCTGTTGGTACACGACTTACACCACGCCTAAGCTGGCGTTCGGGTGGAGGTGGAGGTGCAGTAGGCCGTACGTTGCCTCTATAACCTGTAACTCTATTAAAAGGTAGAGCTATATCTTCTGCTCTACGCTGAAGGGGTGGAACGCCCGAACCTTTACGAACATACGTTCTTTCAAAGTCTGAAGGAGGACGCATTTGAACTGGACGTTGCCTTTGGGGTGAAGCAGCAAATTCTGCTTCAGTGCGATTTCTACCGGGAGGAGACATTGACCTAACTGCTTCCACTAAAGCATTTCTTCGATCAGCCTCACTCATAGGTCCAAGATCAGTTCTTTCTCTTTTATCTCTTTCTTGCTTGGGTACACGAGGTTTTCTTTCGGGGCGTGGAACTTCACGAGGAGGGCTTCCAACACCAGCTTCCGCTCTGGCCTTGCCTATTGTCTTTTGAAGTTTCTTTGGAACAGGCAAACCTCTGGCAATAAGTTCACGAACAACTTTACGAGCTTCCGCACTGTCAGGATTTTTTGCTGCCTTTTTAGTTAATTCCGAAAGCTTATCTTGCTTTACAAATTCTAATGGTCGTCTTGCCATTTTATCTCCTCCAAGCTGCTTGCCAACTCTGGTAATATAATTTCTGGTTTCTTCAGGAAGATCGCTTTTTTTTCTACCAGAAGCTATCCACTTGTTAGCATTTCCCGGTCCATAGTTATAGGCAACAAGTGTCGCCTCAAGATCGCCACCATAATGATTAAGCAATGCCATAGCATAGTCTCTACCAACTCTGGTATACTCTTCTTCGCTTTCATCACGAGCAGGTTTAACTCTGTATCCCGGTTGCCGTGCCGTTGCTGGCATAACCTGCATACGGCCTCTAGCACCTTTAGGACTAACAGCGTCTCTACGACCGCCGCTTTCAACCTGTTCAATAGCTTGTAAAAGTCGATCTCTTGCGACCATGATTAGTCTTCTACTTTAAAAGCTTTACCCTGTTCGTAGTCTTCATCAACTACAACATCCTGCGGCGGACCTTTTACTTGTGGTCCTTTACGTGCAGCACCATAACCCTGCCCGGTGGGACGACCTACAATCTCATCAAGATTAATAGGACGTTTTAAAAGTGTATGTGGTCCCGGCATCTAACTTCTCCTTTTGCGTTTCTTACGTTGTGCCTCGCTAAGTGCGATGGCTATAGCTTGTTTCCTATTCTTAACTTTTCTGCCGGAGCTACTTTTAAGTTTGCCCCGTTTATATTCGCCCATTACTTTCTTAACTTTTTTCTTACCGGGGCGAGTAACTTGTTTTCTTATGCTGGAGCGATTAGTCATAACATGCGGCTACGATAGCGTTACCATCGTTACCAGAAACTTTCTTGCCCTTAGTTTTGCCAAGACCACCGCCATGACTATATTTATAAACCTTACCGCCGCCTTTTTTTCCCTCAAACTTTTTACGGTTTTTACGTGACTTGCTCATTTCTCTTCGTCGTGCTGCGTTTACATTAGCCTGTCGAATCTGAGCAGGTGTAGGTTCAAAACCCTCAACTATCTCGCCGGTCTGCATAAAGTGAGCAACCTTATCTTTCACGCCAGAAGGATTTTTTTCTCTTTCAGCCTGAACATTTTTCCTACGAGTCTGCGTAGCTTTTTTTCTTGCCGTTTTTGTAGCAGCTTCGTCTGCAGCCCTCATCTTGTCAAGCTTTGCTTGAGCATTATCTCGTTGTTTTTTAGTTTTAGACTTGTCTCGTATAATAGCTTGAAGCCGAGCCTTCTCCTTACCAGCTTCACGGCTACTCTCACTACCACCCGCAACTTGCGCTCTGGTCATTTTTTCGCCACGAGTTTCAACCTTACCAGCCGCTCCACTTTCTACATCATCCATTGCTCTTTCTTGTTTGCGGCGAGAGACGTTTTGATTTTCAGGCGCAGGTGCAGAACCTTTTTGAAACTTGCCACGACCATGACCCTTCTCATCAGAGATAGGTTTTGATGTTGGTTTTTTACCGCTGGTAGTTTCTACATTTCCACCCTGCTGACCAGATTGTTTGCGTGTTGGTTTTCCCCTACCTTTTAATCTTCGGACAACTTCTTTTGGGTCTAGTAGTTTACTTGCTAACCTTGCTACCATGTGTGTTCTCCTTATGATCCTGCTTGTATGATTGTATTAGGTCCACCAGCAGGAGAAGCTGCAACTTCCATATCATCCTGTCTAGTTCTGCGAGCCTGATTACGAAGGGTTTGAATTGCGTTTTGATATTCTGTTTGCCATACCTGAAGAGTTTCCCAATCCTTCATGTACATGGTGGCTTCTATGAGACAACCATAAAATAAGGCACTATAACAGTATTCACTAAAGTAGTTACTGGTTGTAACACTCGTGCCTGTTGCCGATGCCAATGCAAGCGGTTGTGATGCCGTCTGTATTTCAACGGTGGTTGCCGAAACTGGTGTGGGTACTATTTTAATACTGGAGTTGGTTCGCCGTGAATAATATCTGGGCGTTCCTGTAGAAGCACTGACAGGCCAGTAATCATTTGCATACTCAGTGGTACGTTGCAGCAAATTAGTTACAGTGGTTCCTGTGCTTACAGTATAGTTTACGTTACGAACAATGCGTACACGATCATTCAGTGGAACGGCACCTGCATTCCCTGATGAAACTGAAACAGTTGTAAATTCATCCAGACCTACATCGTCAAGGTCTTTTGTAATACGAAACTCTGCTTTGGTAATGAAGTAAGGAATTTGCGTGGCAAACTCCGTTGAATCATTTTCAGTCGTATTAATTAGGTCTGTTTTTAAGTATGCATAGTCAGGCATGACTAGCCAAGCATAGCAGTTAGAACACAACCATCGGTGGGACCAGAAACACTGACCACACCATACACCGCAACACCCATATCCCCGATATAGATATCACTGGCTTCGTTAGCTGCTACCTGAAACTTAATAGCTGTACCTTCAGCAGTCTTATTTGTAATCT